CAGGCTGTTGATTGATGTAGTTGTTGAAGTCGGTGGTACCACTGGCGGTGACACCGTTGGCAGGGGAAGGAGGGCTGATATTACACCCTTGAATATTAATGTTATCACCCTCGGATATAGCGCTAAACAAAAAGTAGTTGGTTGTGCGGATGAAAATGTAGGGATTTTCGGCGTTTGTTGTAGTCGCTGAAGAGTAGTTTGTATTATCCGTCGTTGTACCGGTACCGCCGAAGTTTGTAAGAAGATCGCTCAACTGAATACGGCTGATAGCAAATACATCAGGGTCGCTACTAATTAAATCTGTATTATGGCGTTCCATACGAATTGACAATCGGTTGAGTGTCGCCAAAGGAGTTGGAGTGTATACACGCTGGGTCTTAAGAAACTTGGGGATAAAACCGGTGTAGCCGGTCTTGTCAGCTGGAACATTTCCGTTACCAGCAGAGCCGCTTGGCAAATACGACTGAGGTACATATAAATCGGAGGACCAGGTTGTATCGTACTGTACAATTGCGAATGTGTTGTCTTCATTAGGATTGGTGGAGAACAAGTTGTTGTTAAGTTCGGCGATACGAACACCGGCGAATGGAAGAGAGAAGATATTCACAACTCGGCTGGTATCGTAGGTTGGTGTATTCGCAGTTACACGTACTATAGGAGTGAGTGCTTCTATAGGAACAATCGCCTTGACGAATTCAATACGCTGAATGTTGCGGAAACGTTGCTGTACGGCACTGTTGTATCCAAGTGAACCTGAGGTGTTGCCGGTATTGAAGATAACGGAGAAATTATAACGGTTTTCACTAGTATTGAGCATCCAGTTGCGGTCGGAGCTGGTAATAAATACATTGTATTCGGTTTCGCGGTATTTTACAACATCCTCTTGGGGAATGATGTAGTCTTGAGGACGAGGGGCGAGGAGTGGTGGAGGAGGGTCGGCCTGAGGTGGAATGGGTTGAGTCGCTGAGGGGACGGGCTCTTCACGAATTTCCATGCGAGGAGGCATAACGGAGGCCGCTCCATTTTGGGCCGCCTCCACCTTCTTGGTGGGAAAGGAGGGACCAGGAGGGGCGGTAGGAATGCCGAGCGCACGTGCCTGTTCTTCACGACGCTTAGATTCGCGCTGCATCAAGAGTACGGGGTCCTCCTCTTCGTCAAATTCGGGCTCAGGAGCACGGAATTCGGGAAGACCGACTTGTGGAATTGGTATAGGCGCACGCGAGGCCATCATATTCTCATATCGTGTGCTGGTATCCTGGAAAAGACGAGAGACATCTTCCCCTCGTGGATATGTACCAACCGAGACGGTGGTAGGAGGCTGGGCCGCCTGCTGTTTGCGAAGCCAGGCATCCATAGATGTTTCGGTTTCACGAATCACTTCGGTTGCGAGGGCATTTTGAGGCTTATCCTGACCCTGAACACGAGCTACTTCGGTCATAAAGTGCTGGGTGTACTTTTGGAGTTTTTCATCCACCTTTTCGGGCAACGCCGAAACACCCATTTTCTTCGCATAACGGGTGCGTAAGAATCCAACAATCTTGGAGTAATTTGCTCCGTTTAGAAACAAGTTCTGTTGCGGACCAGCAGTTCGTCCGGACATCTTTCTAAACTACCAATATATATCGTAATTTTTAAACGGAACGCTTCAAATACAGAATGTTTTTAATGCGTCCTCAATTGCTCCCTTTCGTGGTTTCTCTTCGGCGAATAAAACATCACGAATTCTATTCACTTCGTCGTCGTTCACCATAGTTTTACAGATATCCTGAAACTCTTTACCGTTCAAAAGGCATATAATTACTAACAGGCAAAATGTACCACACTCGGACGTTTTACGTTGATGACGAATGTCGTTGTAATATATGTTTTTGATGCCCTGGTCTTTACATCGTTTTAAGAGTCGTACAATCTCTTCGGGAGGCTTGTAACCGTACGAATCGTAATAGTACGCGGCACTCTTTTCCAAGTCAATAAATGCACAAATCCAATGTGAGCCAGGTTCATCATGAGGATCTAAGTTGAAAATGATACCTATTTTGGTCTTGCCTTTGGCCGCCGATTCACGTAAATCCAGACGGCAGAGTTCATTTACAATACATTTGCCCCAACTGGCCTCGTCTTTCGCATCAAAATCAATCGGCACGGGACCAATAAAGTCAAAGTTAGGATAAGCCGCTTCATACTGTTTCATAACGTCTTCAATGTTGTAACTATCTAGCCATTCGGTCGGTTTACTGTCCCATTTCTTGGGCTTTTCTGGTTTGAAATACGCTTTCAATTCTCGTTTATCTTTGTCAGATATTCCAGGCAGTTTCTTAACAGCACAGAATTCGGTGTCACACTTGTAGTGATTTTTCATGTTTTGGCGTAATTCATTCCAAAGACCGGCGTTGCTGACACTGTTTTCGCCCGCGGCCTGTTTTCTATTTTTTCGTGTCTTACGAACACTGATTTTATTCCGGGGATGCGTTTTATTCCACGCACGAGTCAATCGTTGAAGAGCACTATGTGGTAAACAGGTCTCTCCGTCCCGGCGATGTAACGCAGGATTACATTGAAAAGTAGACATTCGCCAGCTCCTTACACTATAATTAGAAAAAGATAGACCATTGTAAATGGATGCTCTAAATCCGTCTTGTAGTAGCACCGGTGGTGCTAGACGACATCATAGAGATCCAGTGATTAAGGATGTCTATTTTCGTCGCTTTTTCGTACCACTGATTGTAAGTATTTTGATATTATGCGGAATCGTCGCAATTATATCCACGCCACCCGGCACCGGAATTAAATGGGATACTTTTGCTACAGCGTTTGGCGATTCGGCGAAGGCGGCTCTCAAAGGAGGAGGCCGTAGGCGATAAACTAAATACTTAATAGAGTATGTCGTTTAATGCGCCATTTTGGATCTCCGTAAGTGTTTGCGGAGTACTCGCAGTCATTGCGGGCGTCACCTATGGAACACTCCTTCCAAAAGATTCATCACAAAACACTAAACTTTTGACAATTGTCACCGTTTTTAGTTTTGTTGCCTCCCTTATTGCTTACGCCTTAGCATTATACCATTTCAGCCACAATCCAAGTCAATTACTCCAGTTTTTACTTCTCATAATCATGATTATAATTTTACCTTGCTCCCTCGTTTCCGCAAGTATCGCAACCATTACGATTAGCAATATGAGAGACACCCTGGCTACGGGCAATCAGTAAACCAAACCCCGCCTAAACAACTCGCTACATAATAATTTAATATTATGAAGCGATTGGATATTCCATTCCTTTTTATTGGACCTGCTGGGTCCGGTAAAACGAAGGAGTTACGACGACTCATTGAAGTGGAAAATAATGCGAAAATTACCTATCCGTTGGAAACCAGAACGTTCACGGTCGGCGATAGTTATGAAGCACGAGTATTCACCAGCCCGTATCATTTTGAAATTGATATACCAAACTTATCTATGCAGGATAAACAGATTATCGGTGATTTATTGACCAGTTTTTTCTCCAGTGGCGATGTTTTGAATAGTTTGAGATCGTCATCCAGAAAATTAGTTGTATTACGCCGTGCACACAGTCTTTCCTTGGCGGCGGCGATTCGTGTTCGTGCGATTCTTCAACAGTTCGTTTTACCACCCGAGGCGGCCGGTATGCTTTGGATAACCGCTCGTGAAATGACCGGTCCATTAGCACTCTTAGACGACGCTTTCGTACGATATCGTATGCCCCGTATGTCGTTAGAAACCTGGCAATCCACAGTCCAAGCGCCTTTTAATACGGTTATCACCTACGAAAAATGCGAGGGGAGACCCGAACGTGTAGAGGAGATTAAGAATTATTTTCCCGCTAAGGCACCGGCACAATGGCCACGACGTATTCAGGACTTCTATGACGAGATGATAGAGATTTTGATTCAGTCGGCCAGGTCCGGCAGAAAGCCCGACCTCAAGGTGGTTCAATGGCTGAGAAGTATTGTCTATCAAGCGCTCAGTTTCTGTCAAACGGGACCTGAGATTATTGATAGTTGCGCCGCCGCTATTCAACGTCAGCATATACTCTTAGAACCTCATGTATTTTGGCTCGCTATGAAGTCGCTGACGATGGCGGAACCGCATACATCGTACCGTACTCCCCTGTCTCTAGAATCGGCAGTACTCTTCTTGTTTGAAACCGTGCGCACCCATTCATCCTTGCTACCTCAAAAACAGCAATCACAACAATCGCATAAAAAAGACACACCACTACAAAATGAACTCATCCACGAGTCCGGCGGTGGAGTCGGCACTGGCACTGCTCCAGTCAGTGCCCCTGCCCCCGCTGAAGCCCCAAAAGCAACCGCACCCGCTAAGCCCGCAAGAGTTCGCCGAAGCAAAAAAGCAGATAGCTAGTGGCTGGGAACAACAGACCATTTTCTCTTTGTTAGAAAACCCAGCGACGCAAGGAATCAAATACGAACTTTGGCAGGGTAGTACTCTTTATTTAATCACACCAGATATCGGCAAGTCTACAGAAGTAGCACGAACAACCGATGCTATTTTAAAATGGTTAGGTGCCGCACCTGGATTCAAGATTTACATTTGGTATCGCGACGACCCGAGGGAAATAAAGGCGAATCAGTGGCCAACGAAAGCACAAGTGAACGGTGGATGGACCACTGTTGGCACACCCAATATCATCATTTACCGTAGTGAAGAGTGGGAGCGGGTCCTCATCCATGAAATGATTCACGCTATGAAATGGGATTGGAAGGTTGGACCTACACCGGCACCGTGCTGGAAAATGAATAAGACCGATAAACTCAATCCCCATTTGTTTGAGGCGTGGACCGAGTTATTTGCCGAATGGTTGGCGTGTGAATGGTACGGAAAACCGTGGGAGAGACAACGTAAATGGCAGGACGAGCAAGCGGTACAACTTTTAGCGCGTGCCACTCATAAATGGGAGGAGAATACGAGTGTGTTTGCGTATTATGTGTTGAAGGCGGCCTTAGCGCCCCATTTTGAATTTTTATGGGTCTTCGGTCAAGGAAAGACGGACGATGAAAAGAGATATGTGATGTGTGGATTGGTAACACCTGAATTAGACCGTTTGCGTCGCATAGCAAAAGAGACCATCCCTCAGGACATGAGTTTGCGAATGAGTGTGCCGAATGCGCTTGACGGGCTTAAGCGGTGAAAAAATTGAGGCCCCTCACCCTCATTTGAAGGACGAGCACTCCGAAAACTTCAAATACTTTCTTCCTTAATAAAATGGGTATCCGTGGACTTACAGGCTGGATCCGGTGGGCAGCACCGGCAGCCATCAAATCGCCCAACTGGGCTTCCTTCACCAAGAAACGTGTCGGTATAGACATTCTTGGTTTCCTTTACAAAGCAAAAGCGAACAAAACACATCCAATTACTTACATTGCGCACCTCATTGCGAAATGTAGGGAATATAATATTATACCAATTCCTGTCTTTGACGGCAAACCGCCGGATGAAAAGCGGGAAACGATTAAACAGCGTAATGAGGCGCGACTCAAAAACGACCAAAAGATTCAACAGTTATCCAATGACATTGAGAATGTTGATATGACGCCAGAACAGCGAGAACTGCTCAAACGTGAGATGGGAAATCTCGCCGTAGGTTCTATCTATGTTTCCACCGACGAACGAGATGAAGTGAAGCGACTACTTTATGCTTCAGGCGTCCTCTTCTTGAATGCGAACGGAGAAGCGGACAACGTTCTCGCTTACTTGATGCGTCGTGGAGAATTAGACGCAGTTATGAGTAACGATATGGACTTGCTGGCAAGAGGCGTTCATACTATGCTGGTTCCAAGCGGTATGGGTGTTCCAGGTGATACAACCGGTTGGATTTCGTATGAACTGAATAATATCCTAAATCATGCTGGACTTTCATACTTACAATTCTTGGAAATGTGCGTTCTTATGGGAAGCGATTATACAAATAAGTCAAAATCTCTTCCTTTCAAACAATCGTATTTCACTATCAAATACAAGGGCAATCTTCATAAGGCCCTTGAATCGTTGAATATTAAAGACTTCCTTCCATACGACCGTGCTATTGATATGCTAAATGGATTAAATGAAACCGCTGAATCATTGATGAGTAGTAAACAATGGATGAAGTGGGGAATGTGGAAAAATGGTGATAAAGATGCGATTTCTACAGAGACGGTTTATCTTGATACACTTCG